TGAACCGCTCAAGGATCATGTCGGCAGCCTTCGCAAGCGGGATGCGCTCCAAGCCGTCGCCCATGTCAAAGAGAATGGCCTCCGCGCCGCCGATCATCGCAAGCCGGGATTCGACGTTGGCCTTCTCCGCAATCTCCGTGGCCGTCAGGTCCAGCGTCTTGGCGCGGTCCAGTTCCTCGTCGGCATAAATGGCGGAGAGATCCTCGGGCCACGCGCGCCGGATCGCCTGGGCCTCGGCGCATTTCGCCAACATCACGCGCGGCATCTTCCGCCACGTTTCCTTGTTGGGATCGAGCGCCATGGTGCCGTCCTTCTTGAAGAACCGGCGCCCGTTCTCACCCTCAACCCATTTCCCGCCTTCGATGATCGGCGCAAATTCATCCCAGTACGCCACCGCAGCGACCTCGTGCCATTCGCCGTGCGAGTGCTGAAACACGCTCACCTCGCACGACACCAGACCGAGCGGATTCTTGGCCTCGTCAATCAATGCAGGGTCCGTCACAAAGCGTGGCGCGCGGTTGTCGGGGCGATACTCGCCGGAACGCTTCGCCACCGCGCGGAACCCGTCGATGCCCACGATGATCGACATCCTGCGACGGTCTGGCTTGTCCTTGGAAAACACAAAGGCATAGATCTGCTTGCGCAGCGGATCGAGGCCCATTTGCGCCGAGACGTGGAGGAACTGGTCAAACTCGGTCGCATTGCAATCCGGGTTCATCCGCTGGATCAGTTGAATCTGTGAAGCCTGGAATGCCTTGGTGAGGGGGACAATGTTGCTCATGCTCAAACCCTGATGCTGATGGTTTCGCCGCCGTTGTTCATTTGCGCGCCGGGCACCTCGCGGCCCGCCTTGAGCGCCTCGCCCACGGCTTTCTTGTCCAGCTTCGGATCGGAGGGCTTCCAGTAATCGGAGGGGATGGCCGCCTCGTCCAAGATCAGCACGGACGGCGGGACGGCTTTGCGCGAGATGGTGCCCGCAGGCGTTTCCAGCGTCTTGATCTCGCCCGACGCCATCGCCGCCAGTATGGCCGCGCGCCTCATGCCGATGCGATTCTCGATGCGATCCTTGCGCGCGCGGAGGTCATCAATAAGCGTGGCAATTCCATTGACCTGTGCCACGTCGAGCGCGTTCTGCTCGGCGGCAAGGCAGATCAGCCCGCGCAGGTCAATTTCGCCTTCCAGCGTGTCGCGGATCACGTCCACGTCATCGCCCGCGATCTCGCGCAATTGTTCTTTCAAAACGTCTGCCGCCTTGGTGGCGGTGTGAAGCATGTGGTCAATGTCAGCCATGGAAATATGCCCATCCGTTGAGTGAGAGGAATGCGGTTAGGAAAACGATGAGGCCGATGACCAGCCAATCGGCAGCGGGCCAGCGCATCACGCGACCTCGCGCGATTTGGTGACAGCGGCATCGGCAGCGGGCAGCGGCACAAGCGCAAAACCGAGCTTCTCCGCCGCCTGTTCAAAGGCTTCCAACGCCAGCTTTTCGTAGGAGTGGGCTTGGTGCGGCATGTCGGTGATGGCGAACGACATCGCTTGCAGGGAATAGTTGCTGGCGTCTTGAAGGCGCGTATGAGCGCGGCTCAGTGTTTTCCAATCGCGCGCCATCACTCGTCCTCCCCGATTTCGATTTCGAGGACGCCAGCGCCGTCGCAGTTGTCGCACGTTGCCTTGAACGGGCGGGAAAACCCGTCCGTGCCATTGTCATAGGTGCGCGTCCCGTTGCCTTCGCAGTCCGGGCAAATGATCTCGCCCGGCGCCATGGTCACGGGCGCGTAGAACGCGCGGCCATCAACGCCGTACCCCGCCAAAATTTTTGATGTCGTGCCCATCGCCGGGCCTCCCTGTTGAAGTGGTCAACAGGGGCAATAAAGACATATGTCTTATTGTAAGTCAAGACAAATGTCGTGCACCGCATTAAAGCGCCAGAGAAAAGGCTTGCCGGCCAGAGTTAGCAAAAATGTCGGGGACGTTATTTCAGCTTAAACGGCGCTGTAAGGCGGAGAGATTTGACACTCACCTCAGTTGCCATCCGTACGGTGCGCATCTCGCCCGGAATTGAGGTGCATGGCCCATCGCCAATGTTATAGTTGAATTTAGACCGCGCCGAATAGATGGCCATTCTTATCCGCATTTCGCCACCATAGACAAGCAACCCATCGGTGCCCCAGCGTGCATCCTGGTCGGAAGGAATAAACCGCGCTTGCTGCACAAGGTTGTTTACATCGTTATCAATATACGCAACGCCGCTACAATCTGCCGTTTGATAAAGGTATTCAATAGGATGGCCAGTGTAGCGAATACCTTCGACAACTACAGGAAATGCAATCCAGACGGTTGATGATACTTTCCGTAACACCTGTTGCGTATCAACCCCATACTCATACAATGAGCCAACAAATTTCCCTTTTGCGTCAACTACCGTTTGAGCGACAACTGGCCCTATCGAAACAAGGGAAAGCGCTGATAGAACTGCGGCCAAGCGTGAGAAATGCAATGGTGCCTCCTATAGTGCAGCTACATGTCGAGCAGTGTTTTTCTCACTCGCCCAATAATTAGCGGTTCATGGTCGTAAAAAATCGGCTCGTGCGCCGGGTTGGTTGAGACGGGTTCAAGTCTGTGTGGGTTTGGGCGAAACCGTTTGTAGGTGACCTGATGGTCACCATCAGCCACCACGTAGCAAGCGTTTGGGATTAGTTGCTTTTCTTTGCGGTTCACCAAGATCACAGATCCCGGCGGGGAAATGCGATCCATTGAATCTCCGTCAACCCGTAGCGCTATCCAATCGCCCCTTGGGTCCAAATCTCCCGCCCGGTATACGCCAATCTGATCGGCAGAAACGTCTGGTTTGGTAAGTGCTCCGGCAGAAACCCAACTTAAAATTGGAACGTCTACGATTTGGCCGGGAGATTGTTGGCTGGGACGTTCTTTTGGTTCTTTGCCAGATGTCAGCCAATCCTCGCTTACATCCAAGGCGATGGCTAATTCCTTGAGGTATCGCGGCCTTTGGGAGTCCCGTTTCTCTATCTTGTCGATTCCAGTCTGCGAGATGCTGCCGCCAAGCCGCTTCACACGATGCGCAAGTTGTTCCTGAGTTAGGCCCAGCTCGTTCCGGCGCTGTTCAATGCGAAGTCCAGTTCCCATCTGCTTAAGCTAGTGGCTGCGCTTACGACATAGGTCTTGACATGTCTTAAGACATATGTCTTTAATCACGCCATGACTGTTAAGGCGCTTAAATCGGCAATTCGGATCGCAGGTGGGCAAACAGCCCTTGCGGATGCAATCGGAAAAACACAAGGCCACGTCTCCAAGTGGCTTGAGCGGGGATACATCCCTGCCGAAAGCGTTTTGCCGATTGAAAAGGCAACGGGCGTTTCCCGTCATGACCTCCGCCCTGACCTGTACCCCCGTGAAGGGGAAGCCGCCTGATGAACGGTTCATCTCACGCCGACTACAGGCCCGCTGGTGACAAACACCAAAAATGCATCCGTGATGTGCTGCGCCTGGATTTGCGCGGACTGACCGCTGTCAAAAGTGATTACCGTATTTTCGGTTGCGATCTTGGTGATGACATCTCCCATGTTCATCCCGGCCATGAAAGTTCCCTTCCCAGATTTCATACCGCGTCTGTCTTTACTGACAACCAGAGTTGCCATTGCCCTAACGGGTTTACGCTTTCCGATTGTGAGCGTTGCCATGCCTGACGTTTCCAAAAGGGTTTTCATCGTCCGTCCTCCTGTTGACCGAAGCGATCTTGTTCCGGCTTTCGCTGCCTTGGCAAGCGTGGACGGCTGGCAACAAGTCTTTGAGGCAGTGGATCGGGATACCGGTGAACCAGCTCTTATCGTTTTTGAGGCTGCGCCAGACAAGGAGGCCGCCTGATGAATTCCCCCGATTTTGTAAAAATGCTCAACGATCCGGCCCCTCTGATTTCTCAGGGTTGCTGTAAACAACTGGTGTCCAACCTTCCGTGCCCTTGTTGTTTTCGGGCGGGTCAATGCTGTCTGCAAGCAACCGTCCGATCTGAAGATCAAGGCGACTTTTGCCACGGAATTCAGGTGGCGCTTCCCGTTCCGCATCATCGAGAATCTTTCTTAGCCTGGCTGCAAAGTCAGTTCGCGAAACTACTCCGGCTTTATCGAGGTCAACAATGACCATTGCCAATAGCATTCGGAGTGCCGTGACCGCTTG